GTACCAGTCAAACTGTTTGTGGTTATTTTTATCTTCAAACCAAGGATATATATTAGGTTGATCATAACTATTCTTTTGCCATAGAATATTTACTTTATTATTATCAAGGGGTATTTTACCAGGTATTGAAGTACATATTTGAAAGTTTTTAAGTAACTCTTCATCAACATAATGACCTAAAAAATGATGTTGTATCTCTGTGCCTCCTTTAGGAAACATTATTTTTTAGTCCCACTCATTAAACTCAAAGCCTCGGGAGGTAACATTATATTTACATCCACTACAATATCTTCTTGTTTAGTATCGGTATTAGGATTGTTTACATCATGTTCAGAATCTTTTTTAGACGCATAAACCACATTAGTTTTTTTGTTTCTGTAAGTTTCTTTTGATTCGCATTTAATAGTTTTCATATAAGTATAATACTTATATCAACCATTTTGTAAAGAACGATCTATTAAAGCGTAAGATACTATTCCTTCTACTTTGTCTGCGACATCTGCTGTAAGTTTTAAAATATTACCTTCTTCTAAAACAAGTGTTTTTGTTATTACTTCTTTAGTTGCATTGGTACCCACAGTACTTAAATCAATTTTAAATGTACCTACGGTGTTTGTTACCGAAGTGGTTACATTTACATTACCTGAATGACTATTGTGTAATTGTATTTGTTTAATTAAACATCTACCACTTGTAGGAGCTGTCAATACAGAGATAGCATTAGTGCTATTTAAATCAATACCTACATTTTTATATTGTATACTCATGACATAAACCAATCAAAAGATTGTTGATCTTTACTTATATCATCTTGGTAAGAAGTATTTAATTTTTGTACTATTTGATTTAAAGCTAAGTTTATTAATCTTTGGTTCTCTACACTATACTCTGCTTTTGGATCTGGTATGTTTGTAATTATTTTTGCCATTATCTTCTACCATCCATTTGTGTATCAGCTTTAAAAGTTCCATAACGCCATGTTTCATTTGTCGTAGTGTTTTCTATTTTTAAACTTGCTGCTCTAGCTCTTGCTCTTGTATCAACTTTCTGTGTTGTAGATGATATAGTAAACGGTCCTAAACTACTACTAGCTTCTGTATCACTTGGGAAATCTTTTAAGTTTATAGTAACTTGTGCATTGCCAGTAAGAGCTCTAAAGTCTGGTACAAATCTTCTTACCTTTATAAAAAATTCACCCATTCCATCTTGTGTAGTTACTTCAAAATCCCCACTTTGTATACTTCCTATTATAGGAGTAGTAGCACTTATGTTTACTTGGTTGTTACCTACTTCATGTTCGTATAAAGTAGTTGCTCCATTAACATTTGTTACACCTTGTATAGTAGGAAACGTTGGTACTCCAGTTGAGCTATAATCACTTGCATAAGGATTATCAAAAACTGTTTTGTCATAATACGTTGTTCGTGCAAGAGAACCCACTGTCCAAACTTGTTCTAAATAATTATAAGTAACTACTCTATCTATTTGATTAGAATTTTTTGATGGGTAAAACCAATTTATTTCACCAAACAAAGAATTGTAACCAGCAAATATAACATCCGATGAATCAAAGTTTAAACCTAAATCACCATCATCAATAGTAGTAAAAACAAAATCTTCTACTGAACAAGGTATCTTTTTTACAGTACCATCAAATAAATAAAAACCACCAGCTTGTCCCATCCAATAGGCTACACCATTTACGGACACTACTCCATGTTGTGATATTAAACCACAGTTTGCTCCAGCTTGTTCAATACCAAAAGTAAAAGGAGGTCCAATAAAACGCATAGTGTATGCAGCTGTATCTGTAAGAATTAAATTGTAAGAACCAGCGTTTACTCCTCCTACTATTTTTGTACCAGCATCTATTCTAAAAGTACCTGCCGTATTTACTGAAGTAGGTGTATAATCTGTAAGACTTTCTTGATCTGAAAAACGTATAAACATTTTATCTTGTGTGCCACTAGCTATAGTTGGTTCTGTTCCTAAATGAATTAAATGTCTATCTCTATCAGAAACTAAAGTCATAACACTTTTTTCTGGTGCTCCTGATATTACTGTTGCTCTAGTTGTTAATGGAGAAGAAGCACTAGGATTCCATTGAAAGGATTTGTTATTTCTTATAGTACCTATTAATATTTCACCAAAATTATCTAAAGACCAATTACCAGGTTCTAAAACAGTTACAGCTTCATTTGTTGCATCTCCCCAACCAAAATAACTTGATGCTTCAATTACTGTTGCTCCATCATTGTGAGAAGCTGTTGCAGTGCCAGAAGCTCCTCTTGTTATACCTGTAAGATTAGGACTACTTACACCAGTATATGTTATTAATTCATTATCTATTAATACTGTTCCACCAGTAGCGGAAAAATTAGCTGTACTATCTAAAGTTATTGAAGTGCCTGAACCACCTGTACCAGCACTATCATTTAACAAAGCACCATCTAATGTGTCTGATGCTATAGGAAAAGCTTCTCCACCATAACGACCAGTACCAAAACCATAACCTGCTACTTGTATAGAATCACCAATACTAAAATAAGGTGTAACGGTACAACTTCCAGCAGCAGACATAGCTGTTCCTGTTTCATTTGCCGACATAGTTACTGTAAAACTGTCTGATAAAGCTGTTACTACTTGAAAAGTATTTGTTGTAAAATTAGCACCAGTAAAAGAAGTAGCTCCCCCACCAGGTAAGGTAACACTTGAAAATAAAAATAAATCCCCCTCTACTAATCCATGAGCTGCTTTATTTATAGTGACTGTTGCTGAACCATTTGTAGAAGTAAAGGTGCAAGAAGTAAGTGCAGTACCTAAAGGTGTAATATCATAAAAAGCATCAGCGTAATAAATAAATAAAGCTTTGTTTGTGCCTATAGCAATAAATCTTCGACCTAGTTTATCAGCCCAAATGTGCATGGCTCTTGTAACACCTACTAACGTATTTGTTGTAGTTTGCTCCCAACCACCTATTTTTTCAGGATACCCATAACGAAAACGAACATTGTCACAATCAACCCATTTACCTTGTGCTCCTGTAGGAGTAACCTGTTTGTTAATACCAGGTGCTATTTTGATTTCACTTAAAGCCACAAGTGTAAACTCCTATCTTATATAATCTTCAACTGTACTATCTGTAGTCCACCTATTTATTCTATTGACTTCGGTAACTTCACCATCACTGTCTACAGTGTCTACATACAATGCTTTGAAAGCAGTCATGTTTGATGCTCCATCAATAGCAGTTATTATTGCAGCACAATCAGTTCTAATAGCTGCACAATACGTTGTTACTGCTGAAGGAATTGTAGCACTACTATCCATAGTTACTCTTTGTACTAACCAACCAAATCTTTTAATTAAACCATGTGCTGTTGTTTTAGTTTGGTTTTTAGCTAATGTTTTTAAACCATAATTAATTACTTGCTCACCTGTTATAGGGTCTTTCATATCACTACCATCTTCGTTTTTTGCATTTGCATCATCTAATGCTCTATCTGTAGTAGTGTACGCAGTAGTTACTTTTTTACCAGAAGCACTATAAGTATAAGTAGGACTTGAAGTTATTTCAAACATATCATCGCCTTGTGTTCCTGCTTCTACTGTATAAATACCTACAGCATTGAGTTCGTCCCAAGTCCATGCACTAAATATTCTTCGAGAATGTCTTACATCATCTATAACCATATCTTTTGGTCTAGCGATTATCTCCTCTATTTTATTATTCTTTATATAAGCCCACATATTATTCTCCTTTAGAATGTATTATTGTATTTAAACGGCACGTCACTCCATGCCATGTAGACGTAAGTATCAGCATCTCCATTTATACTTGCTGCATCTGCCATCACCTTAAAACCATTGCTAAGAAAGTCTACTTTTCTTGCACCTGTTGGCTCTGTTGCTTCTGCATCAGCATAATTCCAAGCTATATGCTTATCTACTAAATTGTGTGTATTTCTAGCAGAATCAAATACACACCAAGGATATGCTTCTGTTGCACCTTTAATTGCTAACATTCTGGGTCTGAAACCTGTATAAACAAATGGTCCATCATTATCTGTATTATTACCAATATAAGTTCCAAAACGTTGATAACCTTCAACATTATGCCACGCATAACAAACATAATCATTACTACTTGCATTAGTTCCTGAACTACTTCCTAAAGTTATAAGAGTGCTACTTGGGTCTGTACTATTAAATGAACCAGTGCTAGTTCCCCAAGTAATATTACTATTTAATTGTGCTCTTTTAGAAGCACCCTGACTTCTAGCATATACTACCCAATTATCTGTTGTATCTCTATTTTTGTGTATCATAAAATCTGGAGCAGTATCTAACCCATGTCCTATAGTGGTAGTACTTCCTGTTCCTGTATAAGTTATTATACTAAAACCTGATTTAGTATTTGCTTGTACTGTTGAGTTAGTAGCACCTTCTGTATTTGTAGCTGTTGTTCCTCCATTTGCTCTCCAACCCCATGTTACATAAGTTCTAGAACTACCATTTAAATATGTTCCATCATCTCTCATTACATAGCCATCAGAATCTCCAAAAGTAATCATATTAGAAGAAGTTAGTTCTGCATTATTTGCATTTGAATACATATACTTATCTCCTCCTCTACTACTATCAACAAGCATATGATTTGATGAATCACTTCTACTTTTAACCCAAATTAAATCAGGAGAAAAATTAAAACCATTTATTGTTCTTGCTGAACTACTACCATTACCAGTATAAAGAACTACATTAAATTGTTTACTAGGATAATCGTCATCAGTCTGTGCAGGGTCTATGTCAGAAGATATACCAAGATTTGCAGAACATACTGCTAAATGACTAGAAGGCACAGCATAGAAAAAATCTCCAAAGCCATTAGCATCTGCATTACCACCTGCTGTTTTATTTCCTCCAAAAGTAGAGTCTTGCCCAAAGTTCATGTACCAACCTCCACCACTTGTTCCTCTAGCCATACAAAATAAATAATCTAATCCATTAGTACCTAAATTAAAAGAACCTTGAGAAGCATTATTTTTATAAAAAGTTATGGTATTTGTACCTGATTGTAAATCTACTGCCATTCCTATTACATCACCTATAGCAAAGGTAGCACCATAAGAAGAATTAGAACCATCAATATATTTAGTACCATCTCTATGATAAAATGCAGACTTATAACTTGTATTATTATAATAAAATGTATTTAAACTATTTTGTATCATATTAGCATCATTAAGTTCAAATATACCCATAGTTGTATTATAGGCATTTTGTGCTATACCTTCCATATACCATTTTTTACCACTTGTTAGAGCCATAGTTCCAAAACCCATACAGTTATTTCCAGGGTTAGAAAATAAATTACCTTTACCTAAATTACTCCTAAAACTTGTTGAATAAGGTAAAGGGTTTAAAGTACAAAAATTTCCACTACTTGCCATATCTAATTAACTCCCAAATGTCGGACTATCAAGAACTTGATGGTCTGCACCAAGTCCAGATACTGTAAAATCATTATTGTTTCCTGAACTGTCATCTCCAAGTGCAGAAGCATTTTGAAATTTAAAATAAAAACCTCCATTACCAAAAGTAACAGAACTACTAGCATCTTTAGGAATCCACACACCATTCTTACTTTCACCAAATGTGCTAGGAGTATAAGCTATACCATCAATACCATATATTTCTGCTAAATATCCTTTTATATGACTACTTCCATTCCAAGTATTATGTCCTATTCCTACTTTTCTACCACTACCAAATATATAACTATTTGCACTTGAACTTGGATAAGTAGATGCTGATAAATCAGTTATTTGATTACCATTTATATACATTTTTAATCTATTAGATGAAGTTCCTTGAGTAGTATCCCAAGAGGCAAGAAGATGATTAAAACCACTTACATCACGAATTACAGCATTACTCTGAATATTTCCAGTTTGAGAAGAACCATTATAAATATTTAATCTTACAGTATCATCTGCTAAAACTCTAAAATTTAATTCTGCATCTCCACCACCATTTCCTGATGTAATCATAGAATCTTCATTACCTATCTCACTTCTTTTATACCAAAGAGATAATGTACCTGTAGTTGTACTAGTAGGACTACCACTATAAGTTTTTTCTAAATTATCTGGACTTCCATCAAATCTACAGCTCTGTTCTATCTGATAGTCATAAAAATCTGGAATGACACTACTTCCTGGATTTTGAAAAAATTCACCTTGTACTGGCATTAGTTATTTCTCCTATGCAAATGCAAGTTGAGGTGCTCCGAGCTGAATACTTGAGGCAGCTTTAACAAAATATGGTATGACATCAACTGCATTAGCGGCAGTTGATATAGTTAAACCAGCACCTCCAGCAGTTTCATAATCTGTTCCTAAACTTAATGTACGACTTCCAGTACCATCTTGTACAAATACTATAATACCAGATTGTCCAACAGATTCTGTGCTTGGATTTACTAATGTAACATTACCTGTTGCTGTGAGAACAAAGTTTTGATAAGTGTCAAAATCTAATGTAACATTACCAGTTTGAGAACCAGCAGTTTGTGTACTACCTCTTAGTGCTTTAGTAAAAGTTGTGTTTGCATTTGATGCTACAATATTTGCACCAGATAAACTTGTTGAACCAGTACCACCGCCAGCTAATGGTAGAACACCGTACTCAACTGCACTTCCACCACTGTTTACTTTTAATGGTAGGTTAGCAGCTCCTATTGCAGCTAAACCAGTACCTCCTTGAGTAGTAGGAAGTAATCCACCTAAACTATCTAAAGATACCTCTACAATATTAGTTCCATCTGCATATGCAAAATATATTTTTGCTTGATCTGGAGAAAAACCAGAACCACTTGCTGTTTTAATTGTTAAGTTTGTAGGATTAGTTACTGCTGTTATATCAAAAATATACATTTTTTCTATACTGTCTGGAACAGTTACTACAGTAGCTCCTGATAGGGTAACAGAAGCTACCTTTATAACCATATTTCTTGCATTAGATATAGTTGCATTTGACATAGCTAAAGCAACAGTTGCTCCACTACTTACACTTACTTGTTCAAAGCCACCTATTGCTTGTTGTACTAAATTTAAATTTGTATTTGTTTTTGTTCCCCATGTACCAGCGTTTTCACCAGTAGCCATGAGTTCCAGTTTTAAATCTGATGAGTATGTTGATGCCATATTTTATTCCTTTATTATGCCGCTGTTGTTATCTCAGTCCACGTTGTTTGTGCACCTGTGTTTATTTCTGACCACGCTATTATTATTACACTTCCTACGTTGCTCGTCAATACTACACCTGTTACGTCATCTACTAAACAAGTGCCTGTTATTTCTGTTGGACTTCCAACAGTACTTGTTAAAGAAACACCTGTTACATCATATCCTGAAATTGGTGTAATAGAACCTACTGCTGATGTTGTTGCTACACCAGTTACAGAAGTAGTTCCTGTTATGGATAAAGTTATACTTCCAGTTGAACTTGTCGCTTCTACTCCTGTTACATCAATTAAAGTAATAGCACCTATTATTGCTGTTCCTACTGCTGATGTTGTTGCTACACCAGTTACTCCTACAGTTGCATCTCCATCAAAATCAACTGTTCCCAGAGAACCTGTTAAAGATAAACCTGTTGGAGTTATTTCTACTCCTTGTGTTGTACTTACACTACCTATTGCAGAGGTTGTAGCTACACCTGATACTGCAACAGTTTCAGAAATAGTC